AAAAGATACAACGAAAAAAAGGAAGAAATTATTGAGAAATGCATAGCTTACAATAAGAAGAAATATCATTCAGATAGTAATTTTAAGTTAGTTTGTACTTTAAGAAATCGTATAAATAAAGTTCTTAGAGAATCAAATACTAAAAAGTCTAAAAAAACGATGGAACTAACTGGTTGTACAGTAGATGAGCTAAAAAAACACATCGAGAAGCAATTCAAACCAGACATGAAATGGAGTAATCATTCTGTTAAAGGATGGCATTTGGACCATATCAAACCATTAGCCTCATTTGATTTATCTATCCTCGAGTACCAAAAGAAAGCATTTCACTATTCTAATCTCCAACCATTGTGGGCAGAGGAAAATCTATCAAAGGGTGCTAAAGTTTAGTTAATCAGATACTAATTATAGTTTTTATTATCAGATTAAAAATAATACATTTATAAGATCAAGATTTTTTTAATTTTTTTTAATTTTTTAAATAATTTGTAAAACTATTAAACTCTTTCATTTATATAATCAATATTAATTAGTATAAAAAAATTGATTATACTAAAGATTGTAATAATGTTAAGGTTATATGTTAGAGGAGTTAAAAAAAATATGTGATAACTATTTAATTAAAGTTTACAATGGTATTAATAAAAATGATGATAATGATGATGATTGGTGGAATGATACATTTTTATTTGAATCAACAAATAATTATATCGAAGGAGAATATGATATAATGAACTGTGACATTGATGTTAAATATATTAATTATTATGTAAAAGAAAATGTGTTTGATATTATAAATTACATTAACACTTTTTATGAAGATAATTATGGTACAGATTGTATTTTAGATTGGAAAAAATTAGACGATGAATATTTGATTAGACATTTTGTGTATGTATATGGTCATGAAAATATCAGTAGTATAAAAAAAATGTTAGTTTAAAATTACAAGTTAGTTAATATATATTTCTTAAATTTTTAATTTATCAAAAAAATTGAAAATATAAATAAATAAGATAGATATAGATATCTAATCTAAAAAATGAGTAATATGAACAAAAATAAAATGTGTTATAGCACAATTAAAGGAGAATGTTGTTTTGACCAAACCTGTAGGGATAATCACAACGGTGAAGTTAGATGTAAATGGGGTAATAATTGTATTCATAAGAACAATTGTATATTTAAACATACACTGGATTGGCGTAAATTTCATTATCTAAATTTTAATAAATGCCCTGAAGATAGATACAGAGAAGATAGATACAGAGAAGATAGATACAGAGAAGATAGATACAGAGAAGATAGATTTCCTGAAGATAGATACAGAGAAGATGCCAAAAGTAGACGTCTAAATGAGAGTGGTTCTAAAAGAGATAGACATGCAATGTCAAATGGAACTGACATTTATTCTGACGAGATTACTAGACTTGGTAATAAAATTAGTAGTGACAAAAAAATATTTGATTTTCTAGAAAATAGATTTCCTGGAATTACTAAAATTAAATCTTGGCAGGATCCAGAAAAGCAACAGATTCAACAGAATCAACAAAGGCTTGTGAAAAAAGTAGAAGAGTTGACTGAAGAAATTAAAATTCTTAGATTTGATTTGACTGAAGAAAAGCTTAAATCAACACTTGTAGTAAAAAAATATGAAAGTATTGTTGTTCAACTTGAGAAAGCGAATGAAAATATTTTTTCTTTGGAATCTAATAAAAATTTAGAAGAATCGCCTGCAAAGAAAAGAATAGTTCTTAATAATAGTGATAGAGATAGACTTGAAATAGGACTAAATTGTGTGAGTGATTATAGAAGAAGTTCTAGAATAAAGAAAATTAATTCATCAATGAATATTATTGCTGAATAGTTATTTTAATAGTATCAAATTATTGATATATAAACATATTTTGATTCGAATAATATATTATTCGAATCTATTTATTTATATTAATTGCTATATCTTCTACTTATGTAATGTGCAATATATGTATATAATGGAACTATAATCATTTCATTATCATGTAATATTTTAGCTAAACTATTATCACTAATAATATCAGGATGATTACCATCTATAGCTAATGTCATAAAAACTGTATTGTAAATTAAAGAAAATAATATCACTATTTTAACTATTGGATATTTATTAGAAACTATACTTGAACAACATACTAACAATAAATTTAAAAATATACTATCAGAAAGTATATCAAACTGTGCTCCAAATTTTGATGTTTTATTACATTTTCTAGCGACATAACCATCTAAAATATCAAGGAAAGTTCTAATAATTGTTAAATTAATTACAATATCTATTCTATTGATTAAGAAAAAGTATGCAATAATTGGATTTAATAATAATGTTAAAAAAGTAATATGATTTGGATTCATTGAACATAAAAAATAACATTTTTTTAAAAAATTACTATTATAAATATAATTATCAATTGATAAATTTTTATCAAATGGTTCAGGCATATATAGAATGATTTAGAAAAAATCTTTCTATATATTCATGTAATTTTTAAATAAAATTACATAAAAGTAATTATAATTCCATAAAAGTAATTATAATTCCATAAAAGTAATTAAATATAAATAAAGTTTTCCTATTTCAAACGTAAATTTTTTATACATTTTGCAACTACATACTATCATATGAAACCTGATATAGATACAAATTTATCTTTAGTTATGATTTATATGGATATCAATAGTAATTGTATTGTTCAATTCGGAGTAAAAAAGTAGATGTAAACAAAATATTACTTATTGTGAACAGAACACCAAATAAATTGTGTTCCATTTTAAATAAGAATCTAAAAGTAAAAATGATATAGCTTCTTATGTAAAATTCACCAAAAAAATATAAACTAAAACGTGTTCCATTTAAAATCTTCACGAGTGTAAAATTAATCAAATATGTGAGAAGATTCCAATCCAGCAGATCCTGCAAGGATATGTATAAATATATTTTGAATCAACTTTGTTGATTCTATTTATATTTCCTGACGATGTATTACGTAAGGCCATAAAATATTTATATTAGAAAAGAATTTATAAAAATTAAAAATTGATATAAAAAATTTTATAAATTCATTAATAATATTTATCTAACAAAAAACAATGGACACTATTACAAATAGTAATTTAAGACAATATAAATATTCTATTCAAGAATTGGAAAAAAATATAAACAATTTGAATATGAAAACAATAGTAAATACTCAGAAATTAACCATTGAATTTTGTGTTAAATATATATTAAATGAAGATTATGCTCAATGTAATGAAGAAGTAGATCTATTGACTATTTTTTATGTTATGTATAATCAACCACATCTAAATGAAACCGAATTAACAAACTGTTATTACAGTAAGTAAATATATTCCATTGAATTTTACAAAGTTTTTATGTGATAAAGGTAATCCAGTAAAATTAGGAATGTCAATAAAAATATTATAATTTGACAATAAATTATTTATTTTAAAAATCTTTTTATATATGATTAGTTACATCTAAATTTATATTAAATTTATTAATAATAAATACAAAAGTATAAATTTCATTTATTTTTTCTTTTTTTAAAATTATATGATTATATAATTTATATTTCCTTATCTTATTTTTACATAATTTAACAAATAGATTCATTACATTAGTATATTTTAAAATTGATCTATTAGTACTAACAATTAATTCTCCTTCTTCTCTATTTCTCCACTTTAAAGCTCCTTCACTACCATATCTAGATTCCCATAACCAACATACACTTTTTTTTGAATGTTTTCCGCTTGAATGTGCTACTTGAAAATATTCATTATTATTTTTATTTTTCCCACTCCACACAATATGTTGTGTTTCATATCCATTTATCATATTCTAATTTTATAAAACTAATAGATTTATAAAAATCAATTTTTATTTAGATTTTTCAAAAACTACAATTTAGTTTTGGACGGAAAATTAGTTCATTTGTTTACAATTGATCGGACTACTTTTTTACATAACCAATAGTCAATATGTCTATTTCTTCATTACAATCAAGTTATGAAAATAAATCATACTATTCTTTTGCATAGAATAGGATGATTAGGTGGTCTAGAATTTGTAATGGACTGTATGCGAAATACTAATTCTAAATAGAAAATTGATTTTAATTAGTTAGCATAATTTAATATATACTTTAACCAAAAAAATCCCAACCATGTTTCCAAAATCCGGCATATGAATATAAATCATAATTATTTGTTTTTATTTTTACCTTTGTATATTTTTCATTGTGAAAAGTAAATAATATATGTTTTGTGTAATTATTATAAATACAAGTTTTAGTGTCAAGTTTATTATAAAAAGATGGTTTATTCGATCCATTTAATTCATAAAAATCACGCATGTTTTCATATAAATAACCATCCTTATGTAAAGAGACTTGGGCCTCATGATTGTTATATATTTCCATAATCATTGAAACTGAATATTCAGATACATCTATTATATTATCATTTTCGTCAGTAACAATAATTTGATATATTGGACAATTACTTGTATCGATGTCTAATAGTTTAACTTCGTTATTTACAACATCTTTATTACTTATAAATGTTCGGCTGAATAAATAAGTACCAGACATTTCATCTTTATTTATTATATATTTTTTTGTATATTGTAAATCTGTATGATTTAATTTTTTATCAGTAAAAAAACCTAATTGTTTTAACATTTTATGTGGTTCATTTTCATGTAATGATAATAATAAATTATCTGGGTCATGAAATGTTGGAGTGGGATCACCTTCATTTACTGTTGGTATTCCGCCATTGCTAAATATAAAATCATTTATATTCATTAATTATTATAATCAATGTAGTAATCTTTAAAGAAATATTTTTATGATTTTTGTGAAAGAGTATAATTTGTGGTAAAATAAAAATAATTATTATAGTTAATAGAACAATTTTAAAATACACAAATGTTATTACAGTAAGTAAATATATTCCATTGAATTTTACAAAGTTTTTATGTGATAAAGGTAATCCAGTAAAATTAGGAATGTCAATAAAAATATTATAA